CCAAATTCCTAAGCTGCCTCGACAGCTATCCAGCCTTAGCCGGCTAATCATCCCGGAAGGGTTGATTATACAGACGCAGCTTTCCGCCAAGTCTTGAATCTCTAGAAAAGGAGATTTTTAAAGATGGACCTGAGTTAATCAGGGTCATCTGATCTACGTCTTCACCGACATAGATCCAACCAGAGAAACCTCTGGTTATGCTCTTTTCAAGAGCAGCAACCGACTTCCATCGGTTCTTCCCTATTCTCGAGAGACGAGAAGACTCCGAGGGGTCGGAGAGGAATTTCCAATACTTCTTGGAAGAATTCAACCAAGTATTGAATGTTCTCGGTTCTCTTTTAGAACCGTGTTTAATGAATTTTTGGAAATTCATAACCCTCTCGACCTCTTCTGTCAAAGAAGTGAGTGGGACAAAGCCAATTCTACTGGCTTCATTTCTCAAAGATGAGAAATCATATGTGTGAACATATGGGTCATCAGGCAGTTCAACCTGATACACTTCTTGTAGGAGTGTAATTACGAACGAGTCGTCGTAAATTGAAGTGGAGTTCACTTCACGCTTTCCAGGTATAGCCTTGGAATAAGTCCTAAATATAGACTTAAGTATCGGGTTTACATCCGAACTGAAGCCGTGTTTAATACGACTGTTCAAACTTGCGAGTTCGGCAAGTTTAACGAATCTGTCAGATTCAGATTTGAGGTCTAGGACTTCAAACACGTGTCCAATATATGGCCACATAAAAGACGGCATTAAACTGTCTACTATGGGGAGACCCATACCACCTGCACAAGGTGGGAGATATATAGGCATTTTACATGCCTGATTACGGATTATTCCGTAAGAGAAACATCTGTCAAAGATGTTCCTGAAATAGCCTAAAACGGCTATCTTGAGATTTTTATTCTCAAAGTAATCAAGTTGATTACTCAACATCCTTCCTTTACCAAGGATGGAACTCCTGTTGTCGGAGTGTTCACGACTCATGGTTGTGAGAAGACGTGACTTAATTACGTCTACATAAAGGATCGAAGTTCCTTTATCATCTCTTGTAACAAGAGCATGATCTTCACAAAAGATCAATATCCGACAGGATATACCCTCCTTCCAGGAGAATTCCCATCCCATATCGATGGCAATTTTCCTAAAGAGGAAAATTCTCCTCAAGTCATCCCTGAGGGCGGCGACGTCATCGCCGCAGACACAGATTGGGTCTCCCCTCAAGAGGTCCCTCTTGATAGGAAAGTCCCAGACTCGGGACTCAACATTATAATAATAATGTGAAGAGATCTCTTCAACGAGGAGATTTTCCAAAGTTAGACTTAGGAAGCTCATGGGTTCCCCCATGAATGAACCACGGAGGTTCAAAGTTCCGTCAGGGAACTCTTCTTCCAAACGGGAGAATTTAGATGCTTTAAACATCTGTCTTTGACAAACAATCAAAGAGCCAAAGACCCAGAACGGATGTCTTTTCGGAAGGCTACGAAGGAAGCCTGTCCACAACGCTTGTAAAATATCAAGCGGAATCAGATCAGTTGCTGATCTATAATCTGTCGACTGACAGATTAAAGTTGCATATTTAGGTGCAACTCTCTTAAGGTACTTAAGAAAGGTCCACATTTTGTTCGTGGACCTCAAGCCAATTCTGGCTCTTCCATCCCTTGAGAGGATGGGTTCAGCCATGAATCTCATGGCTCGGGTCACCATGGTGAACCAAGCTTGGTTTTTACCAAGCGGGCGAGTTTTTGCGCCCGGCTCGGCTAAACAGTCGAGCTTCGACATTGGCATGTCGATGGGCTTGTAAATGAGATGATGTCTCATTTGCCCTCCCCGGTAAACCGGGATTTTCCAATTTGCGACGTGCAAATACACTTCTGGATACAGAGGTTTCCCTGTCAGGTCAGACAGGAATACTCCCTGGTCCTCTGCAAGAACAGAGGAAAGGAGGAGTGTAACCTTCCCTAAAGAGGAAGGAAGAGCTTCTTCATTAAGAAACTTGGAAGCTTTCCTCTTTTTCGAGGAAAGTCCGGCACCACCGTAAAGGGTGTCGAGTAAGGAAAGGTTTTTCCTTTTAAGGCCTAGGCCTTTAAGACCAACACTAAGTCTGTAAAAGGACTTTGGTCTAGGGAAGAGAGCTTCCCCATAGACATCAAGAATGTCTATTATCGGGCCGCAAGACTCGAATAGATCCAAAAGCGTATCTGTAAAGGCACCACCCAAGTGCCTAGGACCCACTTTGACCTGGTCAAGTGGAACGTCCAGCTGGTTAATCCAGCTACTGACCTCGCCGGCCAGTCCTCCTTCTTCTTGGCTTCTTTCGAAGCAACCAGAAGTACTCACGGAAACATGAGTATGTAAGGGCATTTCCCTTACATTGAGCCTTTTTCCAAGCTCATTAGAAAAGTGGGAGACCACTTTTAATCTCTCCGGAGGAGTGATCTTCTCAGTTGTGAGAATAGCCATCTGACTACGGAAGGCTTCAGAACACATGTTCTTGGTCGGACACGGAAGTGCCCTTCCAAAGGTTCTAATCTGACACAGATTAGTTAATTCAGCATCCGTGAATTTAAGGTCAGTTAATATTGACCTGTAACGGGAAAGACTTCCCGCGAACCATTTGAGTTCGAGATTCTGAGACTCAGAATGCCAACCATCCCAGTAGGGGATTGGTGGAGGAGGAGCGTTATGCTCCTTCATGTCGCTTAAAGCGGCCCACTGAAGCCATCCGGAGATGGCCTTAAGGCCTTTAAGGCCTCTCTCGAAATTGAGAGGTGAGAAGACAATCTTCTTCTTACCGTTTTTCTTCAAAACGGTCTTTCGCTTACCAGCGAAGAAAAACTTGATAAACCAAAGTTTATAGATCTGGATAGATCTGAAAAGTTTACGATCTAGTTTGACTGGATCGAAACACTGGTTTAATAGAACAGTGTGCATGTTGGCAACCCAACACTCTTCGACAAATTTCCATTGTCGTTCAGAAGAACAAACCATACGGTTGTAGGTTCCCCTTTCAAGGAACTTTCCAATCATTTGGTAAAGTCTTCTAGGACCACGAACGTTGTCCTTACCCAGTTTCGGGTCAAAACAGCCTTTGCTGTTTGGTCCAACTCGAAAGGTGGACAAACGTAGGCATAAGTCTACGATAGGATTTTTGTTAATCCTAGATGACAAGACCTTGTCAGACCAATTCTCTGGCTTATCAAAGAATCGATGCCGGTAGGCATCAGGAAGACCTTGATCTTCCTTCACTTGGACGGATTTGGCCCCGTCCTGGCCCGCAGATTGAGAAGTCTGCATAAGTTAATAAAAAT